AAGCCGGTGTGTCGGTAGCGGATGGTGTACTTCCTCATGCCCTCAATCTATTGCGTGCTATCGCACATTGCAAGTGTTCGGGCGAAAAAGTTTTACGGCAGCTCGGCAGCCCACCTGCCCGAGCGATCAACGTGCCCGCACGCAGCGCACTGCACATGCGGCGCAACCGACTGATGCCTCGACACAGTCACGAACGGGCCACCATGCGACCCGGCATCGACGCACAAGTTCGGGGCGTCCAGGCTACGACGCACCACCTCAGCGACGTCCTCCGGGCGATGCTCAGCCCGCAAGCGCGCCACGTCGAGGTCCGGCATTGGTGGGCGCGGCGCAGCACCCGACGAGCCATGCACCAGGCACCCGCAGATCGGCTGCCCGTTGCGTGCGGTGCGGATCGGTTCACCGCACACCACGCACGTTCGCTGCACCTCGGCTGACTCGTTGACTCTGCTGCGGTCATCCATCACAGCACCTCCGCGCTTGCTGACCCGACGTTACTGACCGTCAAGCTACTGTCGCCGACGCATGTGATCGTGGCGGCTGCTGAACCGACATCGGTGATGGTGGCGTCAACGGTGCCGCGCGGATTCGCCACGCGCCGATCGACGTTCGACACCTCGCCCACGGTGACGCTGTCAACTGCGACGACATCGAGCGCGTTCGATGCGGTGTCGGTCACGGTCAACAGGTCGGCGGCTGACAGTGCGAGGCCGTCGTTGACGTCGACGGTCGTGCCGGTGTCAGTGGATGCGGCATCAGCAGCGGCAGCAGCGGCGGCGGTCATCGTGCCGGTATCGGCGGCGACCACCAGCAGCGACTCGCCGACGGTGCCGACGTCTGCCAGCACTGCGCTGTCGGTCGCTTCGATGCGGTCCGCTTCTGCGAGCGCAGCAGTGTCGGCGACGGCGGCTTGATCGGCGGCTGCGATCTGGTCGGCTTCGGCGATGATCGCAGCGTCAGCGAGTGTGCCCGTGTCGGTTGCTGCGAGTTGAGCGGCGGCAGCAGCCTCTTCCGTCAGCGTGCTGGTGTCGGCGGCGATCACGGCAGCGGCAGCAGCAGCCTGCTCGCCCAGGGTGGTCGCGTCGGCCGCTTGGATCTGCTTGACCCTGACCAGGGTGCCGGTGTCGTCGGCGGTGCCGGTGTCGTCCGCTGCCAGGTCGGCGGCAGCGGACGCAGTCGATGCCAGGGTGCTCGTGTCGCTCGCAGCGGCCGCAGCGGCCGCGGTGACGGTCACGTCGATGACAGTCAGTGTGTCGGCAGCGGTGACTGTCCGAACGGCGTCGAGGTCGCCGCTGTCGGTCACGGTGGCAGCGTCGACCGCTTCCACGGCGAGCTGCTCGGACACGGTGCCGGTGTCGGTCCCTGTGCCGGTGTCGGTGGCGTCGAGGGCGGCGGCAGCGGCGACCGCTTCAGCAACGGTCGCTGTGTCGGAGCTGTCGACCGTGCGAACGCCTTGGAACACTGCGTCGCCTGTAAAGGTGAACAGGTCGAACGCGTCGATGCGGAACCCTTCGTCGGCGTCCCCAGTGTCGGTCAGGGTGCCGCTGTCGGTGGCGTCGAGAACAGCAGCGGCAGCGGCAGCGTCGCCGAGGGTGTGCGTGTCGGTGGCGTCGAGTGCCGCAGCGGCAGCCACGGTCACGTCGACCAGCAGGACGGTGTCGGTGGCGTCGATGCTGCGAGTCTCAGTAACCGTGCCCGTGTCAGTCGTCGTGGCGGTGTCGGCGGCGATGACAGCTGCGGCGGCTTGCGTCACCGCATCGAGCGACGCGGTGTCCGACGCAGCCAGGGCAACATCGAGGGAGGTGTCGGTGCCGGTGCCGGTGTCCGTCGCGTCGAGCGCAGCGGCGGCAGCGGCCTGATCTGTGGCGGTGCCGGTGTCCGAAGCGGTGAGGGCTGCGGCAGCGGAACCTGCCGAGGTGAGGGTGCCGGTGTCGGCGGCGATGAGGGCAGCAGCAGCCGAAGCGGTCGCAGAGAAGGTGACGGTGTCCGACGCCTCGACGTCGCGTGTCTCAGCGACCGTGCCGGTGTCGGTCACCGTGACGCTGTCCACCACATCAGCCACGACGGCGATCTGGGCGGTCGACAGCAGGCTGCCGGTGTCGGTCGCAGTGAGCGAGCGAACAGCGTCGAGGTCGCCGGTGTCGGTCACCGTGACGGTGTCGGTGGCGGTGACGAGCACCGCCTCAGCCAGGTCGCCGGTGTCGCTGACGGTGCTGGTGTCGTCGGCCTGGAGCGCCGCAGCGGCGGCGGCAGCCTCACCGACGGAGCCGGTGTCGGTCACGGTCGCAGCGATGGCGAGCTGCCCGCCACTGTCGGTCATGGTGACGGTGTCGACGGCGGTCACGGCGATGCCGACAGCGACCGTCGCTGCATCAGCGACGGTGTGGCTGTCTGTGGCTGACAGGGCGGCGGCGGCAGCGGCAGTCTCTGCGACGGTGCTGGTGTCGGTGGCGGTCACGGCGATGCCGTCGTTCACGTCCACCACTGTGGCGGTGTCGGCCGCTGCCAGCGTCCGGTCCTCGACGATGCTGCCAACCTCACCTGCGGTGGCGGTGTCGGTCGCCGTGACTGCCCGATCCTCTGCGACGCTGCCAGCGTCGGCCACCGTGCCGGTGTCCGTGACAGTCGCAGCGATTGCGAGCAGAGCGCTGTCGGCCACGGTGCCAGTGTCAGAGGCCGTGACGGTCAGGGCTTCAGTGACTGCGCCCGCCTCAGCCAAGGTCGCGGTGTCAACAGCAACAAGTGACGCAACCTCAGACAGGGTCACAGCCTCAGCCGCAGCAGCCGTGTCCGTCGCAGCAACAGCAGCAGCCGCAGCCGTCACCTCAGCCGCACTGGCAGCGTCTGTAGCGGCCACAGCGGCCGCCTGCGCTACGGTTACCGCCTCGGCGACTGTCGACGTGTCAGACGCCGCTACAGCCGCAGCCGCAGCCGCCACATCAGCGACCGTGAACGAGTCCGCAGCGTTCTTTTCAACTGCGACCGTCTGCTCCTCGACCGTTGCCGACTCAGCCAACGTGCCGCTGTCGACCGCAGTGATCGACTGCACCACCACCACCGACGCAGACTCGCCGAGGGTCGTCGCGTCGGTAGCGTCAGCGTCGTCGGTGTCCAAATAAAGGACGAACATCTGAGCGGTCTGGCCGACTGCGCTGTCCCCGTCAGTGAACAAGACGAACTGGCCGACCTCTGAGCGCAGCCACAGCGCCGACTCCTCGACGTTCGTCGTGCCGCTTTTGAACGAAACATTGCAGGTGGCCTGAGACGCGTAAGCGGTGGTGCCTGACAATGTGGACAGCGGGTGTTCTGCGGTGCCGGACTGCGACCAGTTCCCCGATCCGAACGTGGTCTTAGTGATTGCGTGCTTGTTTGTTGCGTTGCCGCCTGTGTTCCATCGGCCGAGCAGCAGGTACTTGCCCGTAGCGGCGAGCGGCCCGGCGTCAACGGCGCGTGGCACGTCGTCCGGTGGGGTATCGGCGCGATAGTCGACGTAGCTGGTCGAGGTGATGAGGTCGCTTCGGTCGAACCATTCGGCGGTGCGGCGCGACGCGAACGTGGACGCATCCAGCAGCAAATATCGGACGTCGTACCAAACAGACGTGCCTGCCGACGCCGCGCAGTAATGGTTGAGTTTGTCGCCTGCCCCGAACGTCATACGACCGATGTGCTGCACGGGGTCGAAACCGTTCGACGCGTCATGGTTCTCGTGTTCGTCGGCTGCGCCTGCGTACTGTCCGTCAGTGTTTGAAAGGTAGGTGTAAGCGACACGGTCAGCGCCACCGCCCGTGCCGGTGCTCATCGAGCAAAGAACGATGAACTCTTTTTCGGGTCCGCTGCTGACCGGCGTCCATCCCGACCCGCCGTTCGCCAACTGCTGGTAGCTGTTCGAGTTTGTTGACAGGTTCCCCGATTCGGAGAAGTAGACGTCGCCTGGTTCTTTTTCGATGACAAGGTGGCGGACGTTGCGCCAGGACCCGGTGGTCGATACGCCACGCACCCGCCAGTCCCAGCCGACATAGTGCGTGCCTGACGACGCGGCCGTGTACTCATGCACAACCAAAAATGACCGGTAATATGTGCCGTCGACTGGTTGCTCGCAAGCGAAGTCGGTGGTCGTGACGATGTCCTGCCCGACCGTCTGAGCATTCGGGCCGACCTTGAGGCGCGACTCCAGCCGGGCAGCGTTCTCACCGGAGCTGCCCTCGAAGTACGAGATCACGAAATACGTGGTCCCGCTGCTGGCTGAGAACGACGTGTTGCTGGCAGCGAACGCAGACCAGGTGCCCGACGTGTTGGTGTTCGGCCCGATGACTTCGCTGACCGCTGTGACCGTGCGGGCCATGATGTGCGCTCCAGGTCAGGTGCTGCGATTCGGCGGGAAGGTCGGCGGCGCATCGACCGCCACGTTCTGACGCATCATGCACCGCACAATCGTGGCGAGCATCGCCACGTTCGGATCGACGGACTGGCGCAGATTGTCCAGGTGACCGATTGCGTCGTTCTGCAAAAACAGCCAGTCAGGGTCCGCACCGTAATCGGGGTCGTAGGTCACCTCACCTGCGGCGGTGTGGATCTCGTCGTCGGTGAAGATGTTGAACGGGTCGACGATGTAGCAGTACCCGTCGCCTTGGCTTTGCGCTGCCAAACCCCAGCCGGGCGGTGTGACCCGGCTGGGGAATGTCGAGGTCAACTGGTCCATGACCTGGTACAGGTTGACCGGCTCGGCGGTCAGGTGAGCCATGTCAGCTCAGCGACAACTTCACCGTGAACGTCCAGGTCGCTGACGCTGTCTTGGTGCCCAACGACTCGACCTTGCGGTTCAGGATGCGCCCAGGGTACGGGGCGGTAGTGGCGGTGGTGTTGCCGACCGCCCACTCGTTCCAGGCGAAGTTCGCCTGCGCTGTCGTGAACACTGACCTGAAGGTGATGTCTGCGTTGCCGGTCGCAGAGTCGCCGGTCGTGTGCGTCGGATAGGTGGCCTCCATGCCGACCGCGTACCGGTCGGTCGACGCGCTTGACGCCTGCAAGTCGGTTTGCGACGCCGCAGCGGCGGTGTTGTCGTCCCCGACGTACAGCACAGCGTTCGAGTTGTCGAAGAACGTGTTCTTAGCGCCGGTCGTGGCGGTCAGCCCGTTCTTGAGGCCCAGCCACAGGATGTCGGCACCGCCGTAGGTGAGCAGGTTGCCTTTCCGGTGAATGACTTCGGTCGGGGTGGCCGACCCGGCGCGCACCGCATCCGACGGGGTGTTCTCGTATTTCTCGATCGCCCACTCGGCTCGCCAGGCGATTGCGTCGCCGTGCAGCAGTGCGTCGATGCTTTGCTTGTCGTCGTAGTACGACAGATCGCTGTCGATGCGGGCTTCGTCGATGACGGCACCGTGCGGGTTCAGCGGGACAGGAACGTGGGTCATGGGATGCCTCCTCAGGCTTGCGTGGTGGCCGCCAGCGACCATCCGGTTGAGGGCAAGGTGCCGAGCAGCCACTCCTCCGTGGACCCCCCGAACAGCGTCACCGTCTCGTTCGTGTTGAGATTCGTAGTGGCTGCGATTTCGTTGTTGGTGGTGCCGCCGATGTGCACACCCGAGGAGTTGGTTTGCACCCGACTCGCCGACGATTCGAGCACGACGTACTTCACAACGCCGGGCTGGGGTGCCGCAAGCGAATACACGCCTGCGGTGGTGCGGCTCACGCCGTAGTTCGGCATCGCAGCACCGGTCGAGCCGACCTCGACGAACTCGTTATGCCCGTACCGGTGGAACGTCGGCCGGAACCGCTTATCTCGGGGGTATCCCATGTCAGGTTCTCCTCTGTCAGGATGGCTGCGCGGCACCTGTCAGCCGCTGGATGATCTCAGCTTTGGAGCCGCGGATCGGGACACCGCACCTGCGGGCCAGGTCGCGCAGCTCGTCGCCGCTCATCCGGGTCAGGGTGTCAGCGGGTGGCAGCCCGCCGTTCGGGAGCGGTGCGGACAGTTCGCTGCCCAGCGTCGCGCCCAGGTCGTCGACCGGGTCGTCGACCGGTTCGAGTGTGCCGCCCGACACCGCCCAGCTCTCGATGAGGTGCTGAGCGGTGTCGGGTGCGGCGGTGTCGCCCGCGGAGGTGACCAACTCTCCTCGACGTTGATCGACGAGCTGCTGCACACGCCCTTGGGGAAGGTCAAGGGGTGCGAGGTCCACGACGTCGCCCGGCTCGAACGTGGTGCCTCTCAGCTTGATGCGTCGATGAACAAGGAAGAGCTGCGTGGTGTCGGTCATGCGGGCAAGCTACCTCAGGAAACGAACCCGGCCATGTAAACGCCGAGGCTGGATGCCACGACGTTCATGTCCCACTCGGCTTCGATCTCCACGCGAGTGGATTTGATGGCGGGCATGTCGAGGGTGCTGATGGTGCGCCCTTCCTGGCCCAGGTCGCCGTTCCACACGAACGTCACACCAGCGGTCGGTGACATCAGCCCAGGGTTCGGGTCGACGTACACCAGCAGTGCGTCGGTGGCGTTGATGAACCCGATCGAGTCCGCTGCGCCTTCCTGGCCGCTGTTCACGACGGAGCTGATGACGTGGATGCGGTCGACGTCGAGCAGCATCGCGATTGCTTCGCGGGTCGCCATAGCCGGGTTTGCTCCCGTCGCACCACCGGACATTCGTCCGATGATGTCAGGATGGTTCTTCAGTTCCTTGAAGCCCTTGGCGGTGACCACAAGGTCGCGAGGCTCGAACCCGGTGTTGCCCAGCACGGTGAGCTGCTGGTCGGCGATCAGCCCGATCGGGTCGGATGAGGCGTCGTCAATCGGCGTGAAGTTCGTGCCGCCGGTCAGGTCAGTGCCCCACACACCAGACGTCATGAAACTTGCGGAGAACTCTGCGTCGCGCTTGATGCGCTCCTGCTGAGTCAGGAACCGCACAGCGTCCTGAATCGGGTTGATCTGCGGGTCGGCGTTCGCCACGACACGCTGCGGCACGTCCTTGTGAAGGGCGTACAGCTTCGTCGAGTAGTCCTGGGTGGTGATCTTGTACGACGCACCAGCGGACTCGGTGGCGTCATCACGCTCGGACATGTTGTCGCGGTAGAAGTCGCCGATGTTGTACACGGAGAACTTGTCGGACTTGTGCTGGACGGTGACCCGTGGGAACACCTGGTCGGCCACGAAATGGCCGGGGTCTTGAAGGTACGCGACTGACAGGGTCGTCAGCGGACCGTCAATATGCACATCGGTGGATGTGGGTTGCGGCATTGGGCCGCTCCTTTCTGCTGCGACCCTGACGGGTCAGGGAAATCAGGTCGTGCCGATGTTGTCGACGAGGATGGACACGATGCGGTTCGCTGCGCCGGATGACCCGGCGACAACGGTGCCGACGCGGTAGTCACCGGCCGAGGTGGGTACGGCGTACCCGACCGAGGACGCTGCGACGGCGTCACCGACTGAGAGGGTGTTTGCCGCGCAGGCAACTTTCCACACGCCGCCGGGTGGCATCACGGTGATGACCTGACCGGCGCGGGTTGATGCTGTCGAACCGTCGTAGGACACACCAGCGACAGGTGCGCCAGCGGCGGGGTAACCGGCACCGCCGGTCGAGCTGATCGCCACGAATCGGTACTGGGGGATGCCGGTCGAAGCGGCGATCATGGGGAACCCGTTGAGGCCGTTCTTGTAATCGACTGCCATTGTCATTTCTCCTTGCGGCGAACCGGGCGTCTGCCGGAACTTCCGCGGTTGGGGTGGGCTACTCGCCCGCCAGGTGACGGGTGAGCAGAGCAGGGTCGGCGGTCAGCACGTCGCGGGTGGCTTGCGCCATGCTGATGCCCTTCGACTTGGCGAGGTCCGCGGCACGCCGCTCGATCTCACCTTGCGCCGAGTCGGCGCTGACAGGGTTGCTGCCGCTCGACTTCATCAGCACGTCGTCAGCCTTCTCGGCCTGAGCCGATGCGGCCTTCAAGACACGGGTCAGGGTCTTGACCAGCTCATGATCGTCGGAGCCGAGGGCAGTAGCGACATCGGCGAGCAGCCGCCCGATCTCGTCGGCGGTTTCGGACAGCGACGGCATGTCGGACTTGGCGACGGCGACGAACCCGTCGAGACGGGCTGCGGCTTCCATCTTCGCGATCCGCACCTCGTTCTCCTGGCCCTTGCGGATCAGTTCAGCGACACGCGGGTCAGCCGCCTTCAGGATGTCCTCGACGGTCGGCTCAGTGTCGTCCTCGACGACCGGGGCGACCCGACCCTTCGAGGCTGCGACAAGCTGCTCGGTGTCCATCTCAGCGATTGCCTCGGCGATCGCTTCGTCGGTCACTTCGGGGGCGGCTGGCTGCTCGTCGCGGAGCGCCATCATGCCTTCGAGGAAGGCGGTGACGGCGTCAGCGTCGTCCAGGTTCAGGGTGTTGGTCGGCTCATCAGGCATCGTTACTCCTTTGAGGTCGTCGTGCGCTTTGAGCACGTCAGGAAGATCCCGGTCGGGATCGTTCACGCGCCGCCAAGCGGCACGAATCTTTGCGACCACCTGCGGGCGGTCTGCGTCCGGTAGCTGCACCCGGTTGCCGCGGAACCCGGCGGGTCCGAGCGCAGCGACAGCACGCCCAACCTGAGCGGCTGTCTCACGCTGCGACAGGTCGTCCCACAGGCGCAGCTTCCACGTCGACGGCGACTCAGGGTCAGGGACGTAGGCGAACGCCTGCGGTGGGAAGTCTTGCCCGTCCTCACGCTTCGTCGCCTTGTCGAAGATGGCTGACTTGAACAGCACGATGCGGGCGTCAGGGTTCGCCGGGTCATCGACCCGATCCACGCGAGTAATGTGCAGCTTCTTCAGTCGGCGAGGCATCAGACGTCCTCGACTTCTTCGGCGTAGCCCTCGATCGAGAAGGACGCCTTGCCGTCTTTCATGGCCTGCCAGGCGTCGGCCTGCGGGACGTGGAACCCGCCGAACCAGCCGCGAGGGATGTGCCGTTTCATGACGTCGTGCAGTTCGCCGTTCAGTTCTCCGGTCGCAGGGTCAACTGAGAGGGCTTCGATGACGTCGTCGGTAAACACGATCGAAGCGATGAGGTGCCCGTCGGGGTCTTGCCCGTTGTGGTCGACACCTGACACGCGTGCTTCGCGCACGAACTCGTGTGATGCCGCTTCGAGGTCGTCGACGTGGATTACGTCGCCGTGCGCGTCGATGACGTCAACGCCTCCACGGGCGGCGATGTTGAACCACCCGTAGGCGTTCTGCGCTTCGGCGGCTTTTGTGACGCGGTACTGGCCGCTGACGTCTGTCACGTCACGCAGGGTATTCGGTGCGGCGTGACAGGGGAAGCAACCTGCGTCACGTCCCGTAACGCGAGGAACCCTCCCCGAAGGGAGGGTTCCTGCTGGGCGGGCCGGGTGGGCTGGCGGTGTGAATCAGACGTGCATGTGGCCCACCTGATCGTAAGCGGCTGCGACGTCCTCGGCCTGACCGCCACCGAATACGTACGATGAGCCGAACTCTGCGTAGCGCTCGGCTTCTGCTTCTGCCTTGCAGTACTCGGCGTAACCTGCCCCGTCGTAGTCCATGTCGACCGATCCGTCGAAGTTGATGTAGACCACCCGGCCGGAAGCCAGGACGTATTCGGTGTTGCGGGTTGCGGTTGCGGTGTTCGTTGCCATGTGTTCAATATAACGCGTGCTACAGCACATTGCAAGTGTTTGGGGAAAAAGATTTGCGATCCAGTCCGAAACGGCACGTCCCGCAAGTCGAAACGACCTGCGGGACGACCTGCGCTGTGCGCGCTGTCTGGGAACAACCAGTCTACTGGTTGCAGGGCAGTGCTTCGGTAGGGCCACCGGAGCAGAACGGACACGGAACCTCGCCGCCCTTCCAGTCGACAGTCCCGTCGTCGAAACACCAATCGCAACCGAACGAGCTGAGTGCCTCCTCGATCGCAGCCACTCTTGTCGTGCCGTACCCAGATCGGCCGTCGACATGACGGAAGTAGAAAGTCTTCTCCCAGTCGTCACCAATCGTCATGCCTGCGATGTCGCCGATCTTCTCGCCCCACTTGTAGACGTCGTAGGCCGTTTCCCCGCAGTGGACTCCGTCCTGGATCTCCCGCGGGCTCCAGTAGGGCTTGAACTTGTATTCTCGGTTTGTTGCCATGACCACACTTTAGCGCGTGCTACAGCACATGGCAAGTGTTTGGCGATCGGCGCGCTGCCACGCAACGACTACCTGGAGAACCGTTGCCCAGTCTCTTCGTAGTAACCCCGACCGTAATATCGGACTGGGACATCGAGGCCGAGATCGTTGGCGACAGCCAAGCGACGATGCCCCGACGTTTGCTCGAAACGGAACACCCGATCGCTGCTTGCCGGGTTCACGAAGATGTCAATCGGTTCCCTGATGACCCCGTCACGTTTGATCTGGTCATACAGCCCGTCCCGTTTCGCCTCGGCGAGCTTCTGCGGGCCGGTCGTCTCTAGCCAGTCCCTGCGGTGCGCGGCAGGGCTGCTTTCGTAGAGGCCGTCACGATGGAACACTTGATCGGAAGCGTAGAGGCTCTTACCAGGCACAGAGTCAGGGAACAAGCTCAGGTCGGGGCTAGCAGTGTCGACCGGTGCGCCGCCACGACTGACCTGCATCGAGATGGTGCAACGGCAGCGAGGATGCAGCGGCGGGTACTCGACGATCAGCTCCTCGGAGCCGCGAAACGGCACGTCGATGCTGACCACCTCACCGTCGAGCGGAGCGCAAAGGTCGCAGGTGCGTTCGTCGATGGCTGTCACCCAGATCTTCTCGATCGTTGCACCACGCAGCATTCCTGCGTCCTGCATCCCACGGATACCTGCGATGCGGCCACCGTTCGACGCTGCGACCGTCTCAGTGCGGGCAATCGTTTCGGCCCGGTAACGCAACGCACGCCGCGAGTAAGCGTCACGGTGCCGTTGCAACTGCTCACGGGTCATGCCCTCACGCAGCGGCGCGAGCCGCCGGTCACGCAGCGGCGACGCGTTCAGCTTCGCCGCTTCTTGCCGCAGGCCACGCCAGTCGTCCGGCGACATCGTCGGCCCCATCCGGGCCAGGACGTTGTCGTACCGTGCAACCATCCGTGCCTGCGCCGGTGCCAGGCCGACCGTCGAACGGATCGACGCCTGCACCTGCGCTCTCGTGCGGGCACCTGACAGGCCCTCGCCGATGATCGCGCGAATGTTCGCCCGTGCCGTGGTGTTGATGTTGACGACCTGAGCCGCTGCGAGTTCACGGGCGAACGCCACCGCTCTCGGGTCGATCAGGTCCAGCCGTGGGGTGATGGTGCCTGCGGCCTCGCGTGCGATCTCCAGGTTGACCTGCTCCAGGGTTGCGCCCGTCGCCTTGCTGACTTCGCTGAGGACTGCGTCGAACTCCGCTTCAGCGGCTGCGGCGACGGTCCGGTAATCGCCTCGGCGGGCGGCGTCCTGCACCTGCCCTGAGCGGGCCAGACGATCACCGACGCGCACCAGAATCGCTTCCAACGCGTCGGCCATGTCACCCAGATACCGGTCGGCTATCTCGTAGATCTGTGCGCCGACTTGCCCGTCAGCGTCAGCGACCAGCTCGAACTTGCGGACCCGTTCAGCCCACGTCAGCGTCGGCATCGCCCTCGCCTAGCTCTTTCTCGATTCGCATCCGGTCGAGTCGTTCCACGATGCGGGTCGACCAGCGTTGCCCTGCGTCGCCGCCCCACAGCGCCCACGCGATCCGACCGGCGCTCGGGTAGCCCTCCTCGCCGGGTGAGAACCCCTCAGCCTGCTTGTCGACCTCGTGGCGTGCGAAGAACGAGTACATGCGGCGCACCGACAGTTCCGACAGGTCACGGTTGATGATGTCGCGGGCGCGTGACACGCCGACCTGCGTGCCTCCCCTGCCGAACTGGCGTCGCCAGTCCAAACCGCGGCGGGCTTCGACCTTCATGGCGTCGGTCGGTGAGAACGACTCCTTCGTGATCGTCACCGAGTCGATGGCTGCGATTAGTTGCTGCGCTTCGTCGGGTGCGGCTCGTTCGATCATGTTCGTGGCTGCCCGGTGCGCCGCAGCGAACGACATGCCTTGCCGCATGAACCGTCGCATCGCAGCGATGTGCGCCGGGGTCTGATTGGCTGCGTGGGCGCGTAGCCGCTCCTCGTCCGCCGCCGAAATCCCACCACCACCGCCACCGCCGCCGCCGCCGCCGGTTCCGCTGCGGTAGGCCAGCTCCAGACCGACCTCGGCGTCAGCCTCCTGCTCTTCGACCTCCTCAGCGACCGTGTCCATGTCGTCATCCACCGAAGCGATCGACGCAGCAGGGATCGACGGTGCGACCGTCATGCTGTCAGCGTCCGAGTTGAACGCGATCGGATCGAAGCCGAGCATGGTCAGCAGCTCATTCTGGACTGACTCGTTCGGGAACCAGGCGAAACCGGCGTCCGACGTGGCCTTGATGATCTGCGCCAACTGCACCAGATCCCGTTCGGTGATCTCACCCGGTCGCAGCGTCGGGGTCAGCGCCTCGTCGATGCCGTTCAACGCAAGCAGGCGTGGCAGCTCGTAGCGGTTGAACACCGAGGCGATCTCGTCGAGCTGGGTGCGCATCGACGCCAACGACATTTGCTTCTTCGTTTCAGCCAGAGCGAACGAGCCGACCTGCTCGTGGCCCATCATGATGACGTCCTGCAACGTCGAGATCGCCATGTACCGGGCGTACCGTTCGATCACCGCTTCGGTGTCGTGCTGCCGGGTGCCGGGCGACTTCAGCAGACCGATCTCGATCTCCATGTTGCCGTTCTCGTCCCGGTACATCGGCCACACCAGCGACGACTGCTCATCCCGGCGTAGCTGCGACGCCGCCCGCTTGTAGTCGTCCAGTGCGTTCTTCACCTCAGACGGTGCGCCAGGGTCAAACATGGCTGGGGGTAAACCGAACGATGGGATGCCTGCCAGGTCACGTTCGATGCCGATCAGCTCGAACTCCTCCACTCGTTTCTTCGACCAATAGGAGGTGTACGCGTTGCGGAGCACCGACCGGCCCTCCGGGTTGTTTTTCTTCGCAGTGGTGCGGAACAGCAGGCAACGCTCTATCGGCAGGAACACGGTGCCCTGTTCGACTTTCTGCCACATGCCCTGGATGCCGCCGTGGTGGTCGACTTCCCAGTGGTCGATGGTGTCCTGGCCGCGCAGTGCGATTTTGCGCCAGCCGATCAGGCCGTCATCGAAGCGAGAGCGGGCTGCGTGCGACTCAACGGTGCGGCCCTGTCGGCGTTTGTAGACGACCTCGAAGTAGGACCAGCCGTACGTGAGTTTGGACAGGATGTCGGAGATGAGTTGCGACCATGTGACCGACATATCCTGTCGGCAGGTGTCGACGAACTCGGCGGCTGCTTGTGCCTGGGGTGTGTTGTCTGCCGGGATGAGGAGCCAGTCAACGGAGCGCAGTACTTCTTCGTAGCCGGAGATGATGCCGCCGATGATCGGGTCGTTGTCGACCATTTCCCGGTACGTTTTTGCGCCTCGTTGCCCTTGGAGTTGGGGTAGCCATTCTTCGTGGGGGCGGCCGCCTGCCATGTTGAGGCCTGACATGCCGGTTTCGTGGAACAGGATCTGTTCGGCGTTGGCTGGGTTAGCACCGTCGTCGTGGTGGTCGTCGTCGTACAGGTCAGGCATGACCCTGAGGGTAGTCGGGGGTCAGGGTGATCCTCTGACGATCAGCGGTGATCCTTGCCGGGCCAGGTGTGTGTGCGGGCTGGGGTGGAGCACACCCAGCAGCCCGCAGCGGTCGACGTGGACCACCACACAGTCCCGCAGCACGTCGCCACCACATCAGTGCCCGTCGAGGAGTGCAGCACGAACCAGCGCACGTCAGACCAGTCGGTCATGTCAAGCGGTGTCGTGCCCAGGTCACTGCTGCTGCTCCGAGCACAGCCACACCCAACCCGACAGCGGCCACAGGCAACAGGTCAGTGCCCGTCGCTGCGAGAACCACCTCGGAGCCGGGCGGGCACACCGCAGCATCGGTACCTTCGTAACTCCACCAGTGCCCGTCGGGGTCAACGCCGCCGCAGCGGTATATCACGACAGGTGCGGCCGGTGGGCTAATCGGATCATCGGTCGACATCGAGAAACCTTTCAGTAGTTCAGTCATGGTCGGAGCCAGTCCGGTAGTTCTGGGCCGTTGGTGAGGATCAGCGGCCCGATGCGGTCGTTGGCGAGGTCGAGGTTTCGGGGGTCGATGTCGATTCCGATGGCGTTGCGTCCGTGCCCGGTGGCGACTGCCAACGTCGTGCCGGTCCCTGCGAACGGGTCGAGGACGACACCGGGCCGGTAGTCGGGGGTGGGACAGCCGCAATCCGTCCAGCCGAGGGTTTCGACGTGCTTGGTCGCTCGACCATGCGTCATTCCCTGGGCGTTCTCGTCGCGTTGCTGCCCGGCGTAGTCTGCGCGGGCTGCGGGCTCGGCGTTCTGCGCGTCGGCGTCGCCATGAGCTTCGTAGGTTGCCTCGACGATGCGTCGGCGTGGGGTGCCGCACCGGCGGCACACCTCCAACGGCACCATGCTCTTGATCGGTATTTCGCAGAGGGCGGGTGGCCATGTGGCGTAGTGAGCGCCCTTGTACGGGTGGGTGGGGATAACCCACGTGTCCAACGGCGGCGCACCCGCCGGGTTGCTGCCACTGATCTGAGCGACCTCGCCCTCGGCCGCGCGTCGCTCGTCGCCGCTGCGGATACTCCCCTTTCGCAGCCCGCCACGGTCGAATCGGTCCGTCGGTGTGCGTACGGCGTCGAGGTCGAACCATCGGTCCCGCGCCCGCGTCGCTATCACCATGTCCGTCGTCGCCGGGCGGTATTTGTCGCCAAGCGCACCCACGGGCGGGTTCGGGCGGTGCCAGCGAACCACGTTGCGGACCCTCCACCGGCCAGCCGGTGACTCGGCGCCGGTCAGCGGGTTGATGCCGTAGGCCAATGCGATGCGGTACAGCTCGGGGACGAGAGCAAGCGACTTCGGGAGCGGCCATGCGACCTTGTCTTGGTTCCGGGAGCGGTGAGCGGTCCCGCTGAACTGCTCTTGCCCTTCCCGCCACCCGTTAGCGGCATAATCGCCGCCTGCTCCGCCCGACCCGCTGTAGGTGTCGCCGAGTTCGACGGCGATTGACCCGTGCGGGGCGAGCACCCGACCCCACTGTGCGGTCAGATCGAGCAGCACGTCGAGGAACGCTGCCGGGGTGGCCTCCGAACCGATCTCGGTCCCTTTGTCCGGGTGATCGGCGGGGAGGTACGAGCGCAGCGCAAGAAAGGGTGGGGAAGTGAGCACAAGGTCGATGCACTTGTCGGGCAGTGTTGCTGTGACCTGCCGGGTGTCCCCGACGATGTAGTGGGCCTGTGTCATGGTCGGACCCGCTCCGGGAGTTCTGGGCCGTTCGTGGTCATAATGGCAAGGCCTCTTGTGCGAGTCGTGCTTTGGCTGCTTGGCAGTACCGTTCCTCGATTTCGATGGTGATGGATCGGCGGCCGAGGTCTTTCGCTGCGCGTGCGGTGGTGCCTGACCCGCCGAATGGGTCAACGATCAGGTCGTCTGGCTTGGTCCACAGTTCGATAATGCGGCGTAGGAGCGTGACAGGTTTTTGTGTTGGGTGGACGCGTCGCCCTCCCATGCCGATAGCTGCGTCAGCGTTCACAGCGGCGGCGTGCTGCACCCTGAACATCTGCCGCTGAACGTGACTGCTGGTCCAAAGCAGTTCGTGTGGTGAACCTATGATCTTGTCCGCTGCTTCGATCACTCTTTTGTCCCAGACGTGCCACGCTCCTCCCGGTGGCACAGCGTGCGCTGCGTTCTCAGCGCCGAAAACGACTCGACGGTTCGGCAGATTCAATGCCCAGCACATCAGCCGGTCATCGGAGTCCCCCGCGATCTTGTCAAACTTCTGAGCGCCCGTGATGGTGGCCCGCCAGTCCAGCCCGTACGGGGGATCAGTAATGATCACCGCATCCGGTGGGATATCGAACTCCAACGCGTCGCCGTGGTAGATGGTGTGGCCGGGTTCACGGTAATAAACGGTCACGTTGTCGGCCTGTGTCATGGTCGGCATTCCGACTGGCGCCACCCGCTGTCGCGCTCCACGACCAACGCTGCAAGGTTGGTGGCGTGAACCGGATCACCGGTCGACATCGAGGAACCTTTCAGCCGTCCGTTCGCACCACGCGTTCGACACCGCCGCGATGAAACCGAACGCCTGATCTCTCGTCGCGATCGAGTCGACCTCCATCCGAAGTTGCCCAGCGAGCACCTCCAGCAGGTCGTTGCGGAACGACACCGACTGGTTCGTGTTGTCACGCATCACGTCGCATATCCCTTCAGCGACCTGAGCGGTAGCGTCGGCCATGCTGTCGTGCGCCAGAACGTCGATCTGGTTGTCGGTGAACACGCCGAGCAGGATCAAGTTGACCCGGTATGTCTCCCATCGTTGCTGTGCCCGTGACCTCGGTCGCGTCGTCGTGGTCGTCGTGGTCGTCGTGGTCGAGGTTGTGGTGGGTGCCACGGTGGTTGTTGGTGCCACCGTCGTCGTGACCTGCGGGCGTGTCGTCGGGGCGGGTGCAGTGTCGCTGGCACCGCCACCGCACCCGACCAACATCATCGCCGCCAACGCTGCGCCTGCTGCTGCTGTTTTCATTGTCAGAACCTCCGGTCCATCGCTGCTTCTTGTTCTTCCCACTGCAACCGTCCGGCCTCAGTGACAGCCTGCCCCAACACTTCGTGCAGTTCTGCGGCAGTGTCCGCAGACACGGTCAAACCGAACCGGCCGACCATCAGTGTCACACGTCTGCCTTCGCTGTGCGGGACGACCGTGACATGCGGTGCGACGCCCGGCTCGATGCGTGCGTCGCACCGCACCGTACTGATGCGCCCAGTGTCGTCACTGTCAGCCCTGACCTGGGCGGTGCCCTGGTCGTCGCCGACAGTGAAGCTGCGGCTGCTGCCGTCAGTCCAGGTCGTGATGCTTGCTTCCATTAGTTGACCTCCTCAGGTCGGTTGGTGTTGCTAGGCGGTTGCCCACCCTCCCGGCATTGTGGCCCCGGACAGGTTCGCCCCTTCCAAGTTCGCACCGATCAAGTCCGCACCGATCAGGTTCACCCCGGACAGGTTCGCCCCGGACAGGGTCGCCCAGCACAGGCGGGCCCCGATCAGATTCGCCCCGGACAAATCCGCCCCGGACAAATCCGCACGGCACCCCGCAGGGTCGCCTTCAAGCCACAACTGGTGCAGCGTAAGCACCTCAGGCAAATCGTTCACGTCGGTCACTGTGCCCACTGGTCCCACCCTTCCGGCAAAGTCGCTCCGGTCAGGTCGGCACCGGACAAATTCGCCCCGGTCAGCTTTGCGCCGGTCAAGTTCGCCCCGTACAGGTAAGCGTCGGTCAGGTCCGCACCGGTCAGGTTCGCAGCGGTCAAATCGGCCCAGGTCAGGTCGGCACCGGACAGGTCGGCACCGATCAGGTTCGCTTTGGGCAGGTTCGCCCCGTACAGGTAAGCGTCGGTCAGGTCCGCACCGGTCAGGTTCGCCCCGGACGGGTTCGCGCTGGACAGGTTCGCCACGGTCAGGTTCGCTCCGGTCAGGGGCGACTCGTACAGGTCCGC